AGAGCACAAAAGTTTTAATCTTTTGGAGCTTGACAATGGACAATTCGCTTTGTACCCTAACAATAGGATGAGAATTTTTGACAATAGTTTGACACCTGAGAAACCAAAAGACCCTGACTTCAAGGTCTCGACAATTTATTATCAGGTAGAGAATGGCCATGACCGTGATGGACTGGGATCAGAAGAGAATTACTTTTGGAAAACTAGCAAAGAACGTAATGAATCAGAATGAAAGTATTATTAACAGGACATAAAGGTTTTATTGGAAGCCATGTCTTTAATCATCTAACAAAAGTAGGACTTGATGTTGATGGACTAGACAGACCAGATGACATAGGAAATTTTGTAGATGTTGGATGTGCAGACTATGATGTTATAGTTCATCTTGCTGCCTATGCTGCACTCAGAGATAGTGTAGATAATCCAGAAAAATTTTGGGAGAATAATGTAGAAAAGTCCAAACCCATTTTTGATTATTGTAGAAAGTATAATACTAGGTTGTTGTATGCCAGTTCTGCAGGAGTTTATGAGTGGTGGAGGAATCCATATGTGATGACCAAGAAGGTCAATGAAGTCATGGCACCACCCAACAGTGTGGGTATGAGGTTCTTCAACGTATGGGCAGAGGAAGGAAGTAGAGATGATATGTTATATGAAATGTTGAAACAGGGGACTGCAAGATATCTAACACGACATAAAAGAGATTGGATTCATGTTGATGATGTTTGCACTGCTATTGAAAAGTTGATTTATTCTGACTATACTGGTACTGTAGATGTAGGTACAGGAGTAACTACTTCTGTGTTGGAACTCGCAAATGCTCTGATTGGTGAAAATGAACTTCCTATTCAAGAGTGGACACCTAACGAACCAGATATTTTGAAAGCAAACCCAGTTGTACTAAGGGAAATGGGTTGGGTTCCCACACCATTTTTAGACAAAATCCAATCTAAATGTTATACTAAATAAACTGCTACACTATCCAAACACTTTATGGCTGAAAGACAAAAAACTGCATTGGTTCTCGGTGCAGGTGGCTTCATTGGAAGTCACATGGTTAAGCGACTTAAGACCGAAGGTTACTGGGTGCGTGGTGTAGACCTCAAAGAACCTGAGTTCTCTGAAACTGCTGCTGATGAATTCATCGTCGGTGATCTCAGAGATTATGGAACTGTAAGGAGGTGCATCCGCTTCGCAGGGTATCTTGGCAATTACTATAAGGACATTGCTGAACAGTTTACAGAACCGTTCGATGAGATCTACCAGTTCGCTGCCGATATGGGTGGTGCAGGTTTCATTTTTACAGGCGAAAATGATGCAGACATCATGCATAATTCTGCCTCTATTAATCTAAATCTGCTAGATTGCGTACAGAAATATAATGAAGATCATGAAGTAAATAAAACTAAGATCTTCTATTCTAGTTCTGCGTGTATGTACCCAGAACATAATCAATTAGATCCTGACAACCCAGATTGCCGTGAAAGTTCCGCATACCCCGCCAACCCAGACTCCGAATACGGATGGGAAAAATTATTTTCTGAGCGGCTTTATCTCACTTACTCCCGTAATTACGGTATCCCTGTTAGGGTGGCTCGTTATCATAACATCTTTGGACCTGAGGGCACCTGGGACGGTGGAAGAGAGAAAGCGCCAGCTGCAATCTGCCGCAAGGTCGCTCTCCTCCCGATCACAGGTGGATCTATCGAGGTGTGGGGAGATGGCCTACAAACTCGTTCCTTCCTGTTCATTGATGAATGCGTCGAAGCGACTTGGAGACTGATGCAGTCTGAGTTCCAAGGTCCAGTAAACATTGGATCTGAAGAAATGGTAACTATCAATGAGTTGGTAGAGACTGCTGCCAAGGTCTCTAATAAGGTGGTACAGAAGAGACATAAACTCGATGCACCACTCGGTGTCCGTGGACGTAATTCCAACAACGATCTTGTTCGTGAGAAACTTGGTTGGGATTATTCTCAAACCCTTGAGGAAGGTATCCGCAAAACCTATGAGTGGATCTCTGCTCAAATTGAATCTCGTAAATCATCTGAAAAGGAACTCGTAAATGTCTAGTGCAACAACTGTAAGAAAGAAGACTATTAAGATTGATAAAAATGCGGTGACAAACTTGAATGTTTCTCACCTTGAAAATCAATCTATTAATAAGAATGACTGGCTTTCTGCTGGTCAAAGTGAATACCGACTTTATGCATGGCTCTCTAGTCAGTTTAAGAACACCACTATCTTGGATGTTGGAACTCGTACTGGTGGTTCTGCTCTTGCTCTCTCCTACAATGAGGATAATCAAGTCATTAGTTATGACCTGATGGAACAAGGTGCAAGTAGGATTCAAAAAGATAATATCACTTGGAAGATTCAAGACTTCCGTGAAGATGATACTCTCAATTGGAAAAACATTTCAATTATTATGATTGATGTTGATCCTCATGATGGTGTTCAGGAAGTTGAGATGATGCAATTCCTTGAAGATGTAGATTGGAAAGGCATTCTTCTTCTTGATGATATTGGACCTGGCTGGCCTGAAGTTCAGGAGATGTGGAATGGTATTCTGTATCCTAAAATTGATGTGACTGAAGTTGGTCACATGAGTGGAACTGGTCTAGTAAACTTTGGTGAGAAACACAATATTGATTGGAAATGAAAATTCTGATTCTTGGATCTAGTGGTCAGGTAGGTGCTTACCTGACTGAATATCTTCGTGATAAAGGACATTTGGTAACAGAGTTCGATAAGAACAATGGTGAGCATGAAGACCTAGGTAAGATTCCTAATCCTTTTCTTGAAAAGTGTATTATGGATTGCGACTTTTGTTTCTTTCTTGCCTTTGATGTTGGTGGTTCTCGGTATCTGAAAAAGTATCAACATACTTTTAATTTTATTGATAACAATGCTCGTTTGATGGCAAACACTTTTGGTTTGCTTTCGAAGTACAAAAAGAAATTTGTATTCGCATCATCTCAGATGAGTAACATGAGTTACTCTCCTTATGGTGTGATGAAACGTGTTGGTGAACTTTATACCAAGTCTCTTGGTGGTAAGATTGTTCACTTCTGGAATGTTTATGGCATCGAGAAGGATATGGACAAGGCACATGTTATTACTGATTTCATTAAGAAGGGATTTGAAGAGGGTAAAATCTCTATGTTGACTGACGGTACAGAACAACGTGAGTTTCTCTATGCAGAAGACTGTTGTGAAGCACTAGAATCGGTCATGGAAAATTATGATAAGATTGAAGATGATGCCAACCTACACATTACTTCATTCCAACAGACTACTATCTTAGAAATTGCTGAGATTATTCAGTTCTGTTTTGATAAAATTGGACATGATGTTGAAATCTGTCCCGCCGAGTCTAAGGACGAAGTTCAAAAAGATAAACGTAACGAAGCTGATACATACATTAGCCGTTTTTGGAAATCTAAAACTTCGATTCAAGATGGTATTACTAATGTATTCAATGATATGAAGGGAGAGTATGTCTGATGTAATGAGGCAGGTCATTGAGGCCGCAAAAAGGAGTCCAGAAGGACTTGATATTCCTTTTCTTGGTAATGATAAAAAGTTTCCTATCAATCTGATTTGTAATGATTCTCTCGAACCATCTACTTCAGTAGGAAATAGATCTGTTTATACTCGTTGGGTAAAAGATGGGTCTGGTCTTGTCAATCTATATGTTAATCATATGGCATTGGAAGCACTTAGGGATCCCACAGATCTTCCTAAGTTTATTTGGTTATTGGAATCTAGGGAAATTATTCCTGATCAATACAAATTTATTGAAGACAACTATGATTATGTTGCTTCAAAAGTTGATGGTATTTTTACCTGTGACCAAAGACTTACAGAAGAGACAGGTGAGGATGGTAAGTTTCTTTACTGTATGAGCAATGCTGCTCCTTGGGTAAAGGAAAGAGACATCTATACTAAGACTAAGTTAGTCTCTATGGTTGCCTCTAACAAAGGATATACAGAAGGACATCGCCGTAGACTTAGAGTGGTAGAAAAATTCTATCAACATGAAGGCGGTGATAATTTATATGGTTGGGGACTCCCCAATGAATTGCCTCTCGATGATAAGGTCGATGCATTAAAAGATTACATGTTCTCTTTTGCTGTAGAGAACGCAAACTATCCAACTTACTTTACTGAGAAGTTGACAGATTGTTTTGCATGTGGAACTATTCCAGTGTATCATGGTACTATTGGAGTTGCACAATACTTCAATCATGAAGGTATCATTTTCTTAGATGAGAAAGAACCTTGGGAAAATATTCCTTGGGAAAAACTCACACCAGAGTATTATGAATCTAAGAAAGATGTTATCGAAGAAAACTTTAACATCGCCTTACACATGAGAGTAGCAGAAGATTATATGTACAAAAATTATCTTGTACAACTTGACCCACTTAGAAACCAGAGAATCGATCCACTAGGAGCTTAAAATGAGTAACACTGAATTTATTGATGTGACTGCAC